AGCGCGGATAACATCACCTATACGCTGGTAGACCCGACGGTTATCCCCGACATGATTGACTCCAACGGCTTTGTGACTGTGGTAGATGCCACGCTCAACAATACCATTATGAGTGCCACCTACATGGGCGATAAACGCTACGTGCAGATACGCGAAGTCGGGGGGTCAGCAACTTTCGGGGCGATTGCCCTGCTCGGCTTCCCACGCAACAGTTTACCGTAACGCAGAACCGCGCCCCGGCTGTGCGACGATTGCAGAGACGTGGGCAGGAACACCTGTTCCTGAGAGGTGCAACGTCGCCCTCTCAGTACCTTGATACAAAAGGACGATAGAGACAATGGCAAAACATTTGAAAATGACGAAAAGCGCCCACGGTTCCCCGACAGGGGCCGATGGGGAAGGACTGCATTACAAGCAGGGCGATATTCATGAGGTCGGCAGCCCCACCATGCCAGAGCAGTTGGCAAACCAGTTCTTGAGTGACGGATATGCTGAAGAGTATGACCTTGAGGGCGCACTCGACAATGATACCGTCAATCAGGTCGGAGAGTTCGGTGGCCCGACGGCTGCGGGCTCACCGCAGCAGCCCAACGAAGGCGAAGTACCGCCCGCAGCTATCAAAGGCCCGCAGCAGGAACAGCAGCGCAAGGACGCGGAAAGCGGCAAAGGCAAACACGGCGGACATGAGAGCAGCAAGTCTGGTGGCAAATCCGGGAAGCAGAGTGAACATGATGCACGTCATACGGGCGCATCATCCCATGGCGACTCGCATAGCGGCTCCGGCACGCTGGGTAAGGGCGCACAGGAAACATCCGGCGTGTCCGGTACCGGCTCAACCTCCGGTACGACCGGCGGGCCTTCTGGTACCGGCGGGACCGCAACCGGCCCGACGACTGCTGCCGGGTACGGGCATGAGCGCGGCGCTCACCCCGGATATGGTTCTCCTCCTACCGGAGAGCCACAAGAGCCATCGGGGAGTAAAGAGTAGGGCGCGTGTTCTACTTCTACCGCGAAGAACACAGGAGGATTGACTTTTATGGCAAAAGATGAGGTACGCAAAGTACGCATGCTTAGAAGTACCCACGGTTCAACGAACGGATTGGATCGCCATCATTTTGAGGCGGGTAGTGAGCATGAGATTGGGAGTCCGCTCATGACTGAGGACTTAGCGCATGCCTTCCTCTTCGGCGGTGATGCTGAAGAAGTGGGTCATGAAGACGCCGAGGGTCAGGGCAAGCAAGCTGAGCCGTACCAGCAAAGTGGGGAATATACCCCGCCACTTGGTGAGACCAGCAAAGGACGTAAGCCAGGGCCGTCAGCAACCAAGTAGTAGCAGAAGCAGAACGTAAGAGAGTGAGTGAGCGATAGTGGCAAATGCGATGATAGCGGACATTCGTACCGTCAATCCGGCAATACAACTGGCAGTGGACATTACCGATGTCAAGACGTATTGCCGGATTGACGGGACGGCAGAAGATGAGATGTTGATCGGTCTCATCAAGGCCGTCACGCTTGAAATGGAGTCCATGCTGCGCCGCTCGCTCACCGCAAAGACGCTGTGTACCACATTTGAGTTACGACCCCCCAAAGGCACGCAACTCTACGGCAATGTCGAGTCAAGTTCGCTCTGGTTACGTCTTGAGTTACCACGCCCGCCGGTGATTGCCGTCTCCCTGGTGGAGGTGGAAGTCACACCGGGTAACTGGCAGCCACTCGTGAACGCCGCCGATTACAGTTTGCTCTTAGCCGGGCAAGGCGTCACAACCATTACACTTGGCTGGACGACGTTCTCGCTGTTAGACATCACATTGATTATTGAGGTGCCGGTACGGGTGAGAGTGACCTACACGGCGGGCTATAGCAGTCCGTCACTCATACCCGATGATTACACCAATTTGCTCTTGCAGACGATTGCACTGCGCCGCTTACAGTTGGATGACCCGACAGTGAACGCGGATATCGGCGTAGCGGTGGCATCACGCAAGATATGGAAGATATAGGAGATGAGTAGCATGGCAACAATCAAACCTGTTCTACAGGCGCAAATGTACGTGACTGAGATTGGGCGTATCCAGTACTATACAGACCCGTCGCAAGCAACCCACGTCAAGATGGCTGCTGTAAAGGGTGAGCCGTTTGGCACGGCAACACCGCAAGGCAGCATAGATATGCTCATCGTCAATACGGCAGCGCAAGAACTCTTGCATAACCTACCTATCGGGCAAAAACTCAATGTCTACTTTGAGGTTGTTGAGGAATAGCTATGGCAGATATCAAGGATTTCAAAGTCGGCACGATTCCGATGAAGCCGCAGATTGGGCAGGCTATCCGCCCGTCTGGCATGCATACCCGCGTGACGTGGTTGAAGGAAGTCACCAGTGAGGATGCAGACGGAGGTAAACTCTCATCAACTTTCGTGCCGGTAATGGATTTGTGGTGCAATCTGCAATTCTTGGTCGGCTCCCGCTTGCTCTATGCACAACAGGAAAGCTCAGAGGCGCAAATGTGGGTCACAATTCGCTACCGGCGTGAGGTAGTGCAAGGCGCACGCTTTGCAACCATTGACGGGCGGCACATCTTTACAGTGTTGACTCCGCCGCGTGACCCGGAATACAAACATCAACAGTTGGTGTGTACCTGCCGGGAATTACAGGTCAACGAAAGCTAGAGGAAGGAGCAAGTAAGCGATGGAGGACGAATGAGCGAGAGAAAACGGAACGGACGCGCTAGTATCCGCATTGATGATGAGCTAGTGATGCTTGACGCACCTATCAAGATTGAACACCCAAAAGCTGGTGAAATCCAGTGGGGCATGATGGAGGTCAAGGAACTGTTTGATACGTTCCAATCCTTCCTCTTGCTACCGGAGGGATACAGCATCATTGGCGTGTTCTATGAGCCACTATTCCAGGCATGGAACGTGATTGTCGAAAGTAAATCTATTCTGTTGCCCAGTCCTGGTGAGATGATACCGTTGCTTATTCCAACCTATGAACGGACAGCAGATGGCAAAACTCGATTGGTTGACATAGGACTTCCAAAGCGGTGGCACTACTATGCGGGTAATGAGACATGAGCATATCTATTGACATCGTGGGTCTGGACGCATTGATAGCGGAACTGGCGGCGCTTGACCTTGAGACGCAGGTACGGGCCGAGGCGGCGGTGGCTGCGGCAACCCAGGATGCGCAACAGGTAGCGATCAATCTCTGCCCGGTTGAGACGGGTACCTTGCAAGCGGGCAATCTGATACGCGCTATCGGCGGGGCATCACTCATCTTAGGTGAACTCTACAACGACGTACATTACGCGCCCTTTGTAGTGTTTGGGCATCACACCCGTTCAGGGAGTTTTGTGCCGCCGCAAGACTTTTTCACGCCCGCGATGGCAGCCGGTCGGGCAAGTCTGATGAACCGATTAGCTGGCATCGTTGGCATGTAATAACACACCCTACGCTTGCCCGAAGCAAGCAAAAAAAGAGACAGGAGTAGCAACCAGGCATGGCAACACGGCCCTTTGTTTTGCTAGAGATGCAGGACGCGGTTCAGGCGATTTTGAAACCAGACCCTATCTTACTCCAGATGGTGACTGGTATTCATGACGCCGATGCCGTGCCGATTAACGCGCCCTTTCCCTACATTACCTATGGCCCGCATGTTGACCAATCCTACCCGACCTATAGCGGGCATATCAATAGCGACGCCCTATTCTTGCTGGATGTATGGAGTGACAAGAGCCGGGCTGAACTGTACGGCATCCTGGCAGAGATACGCCGCTTGCTGGATAATGTGACGCTTGCTATGCCCGATTACGGGTCAGCGATGTTCCAATATGAATGGAGTACCGTGCTGTATAACCAGGACACGAAGTTCTGGAATGCACCGATGAGATATCACGCGTATAGTTTTGAACTTGTGTAATACCGCCGGGTAGACCCTGTAAGTTTGCCCTGAGTACAATCGAATAAACCGGAGCCATTAGAGCCATAACAGATACAAACGTGCAATCACGCATGTTCACTGGTATGGCTTTTTGCATAGGCAAGAGAGAAGAAAAGGAGCAAAAATTGGCTGCAACTGCTGGAGTCGGCGGGAACGTGAAAGTTGGTGCCACGCCAACTGCCGTCGCTAATGTCAATACGTGGACAGTTTCGGAGAAGATCGGTATCGCCTCAACCACGTCCTTTCAGGCGACCGGGAATTGGGAAACATCACTCCCGACGATTAAATCATGGACGGCAAAGTGTGATGGCAACACTGACCCATCTGACACACTTGGACAACTTACCTTACTCAACGGACTTGGCTCCATTATGAATGTGGAGTTTGACGTAGACGGTACTCACAAGTGGACAGGTTCAGCAATCCTCACGGGCGTTGACCCGAAATCGGATGTCAAGGGACTGAATGCTGTATCGTTCAGCTTTGATGGAACAGGCCCACTGACCTTTGCATAAATAGTGTAACTATAAACAAGTAGTACACGGAAGGAAGGGAGGTGTGTTATTGGGACTCCAATGGCCGGGGTAGTTTCTGATGTCTATATGGCAGCGAACCCATCAATAGCCACAACCAATGAGACCGCCAACAATACCGATAGCGGCGCGTGGATTGTCTATCAGGCATCAGTGCATTGGGCGTGGGATAAGCGCGTGGGTGTGACCGTGCAAACCTCACCCAATGGCACGTCAGGCTGGGCTGTGGCGACTGACTACGTGTTTGAGTATGCGGGCGGTGTGATTGTCTTCAATACGCCGAGGGTATCAGGCACCAATAACTTTGTCAGGATAGCAACGGGCAATTACTTCAATTTGACGGAGCTAGACCTCTCGCACACCTGGACGCTTTCACTCAAGGCGACGGTTGCTGATACCACGTCTTTTCAAGCGCCGGGTGCCTGGGCCGTCAACACGCCGACGATCAGGAGCGGCACGGCAAAGGTAGACACGTTCCGTAGTGACGGGCGCATGGCGCTCGAACTCGGCAATCTGGTGGCGATGCAATTTTACATA